CGTTTTTATCCAGTCCACGTAATCTTGTAGGTGTTCCACCACTCATCGCATTCTCTCTAATATCTTGCTTATCTGCCATATTCTTACATTTAAGGGGCATAATTTCCGGATGGAAATATTACCCGATTTAACATTTTAATAATTAACTCGTTTTGTAAATTATAAATCAAATTTTTCCGTAATATCTGAAGAACTCAAAAGGAGTTCTCACATCAAGATAACCGTCTACCTCTTCGTTGGCTTCCGCTTCCATTTCAAACGCGGAATTTCCGTAAGCCTTATCACCTACATTTATCCAACACCGGTTACGGCATAAGTGATACATGTAGGATATTGCGTACTCCACACCATACTGGAGGTAGAACCACAACGGGCATAGCAGATATACCCATAAGTTGAATCCGGTAAACAGCATGATTACCGTCAGCAGCACAGCGGATGCAATCATGCATTCCTCCCATTGGCGCACATGAATCGCCTCATGGTTAAGTGTACTCTGCTTCATCTCCTCCTTGCTTTTCTTGGTGAAGACGAAACATCCCAATGTGATGGTGTTGTAACCCTGCCACAGCAGCCATTTCGCTAACTTGCTTTCATAAAAAACTTTCATACATCTTTCCATTTATATTAGTTTGTTAATTAACCGGGTTTTCGTAATCATGGTCACCCAAATCAGCATACGAATACGAAATGCCATTTTTATTGGTTGAAATCCAGACTCCTCCCAATGATATGAATTCATAAACACCAGGCTCTGTGATATGAGCTTTATTGCAATAATGGTATTGACCGTCAACCAACTCCATATCATTAAATCCGTCCGATGTCACAACTGACACATAGCCATATGTGCTCCCTGAAGAATTATTATATATGATCAAGGATATTTTCATACCCACACATTGGGCAGAGCTGGGAAGCATGTATTCACTTTGGCCTATTCTACTGGGACGCCCATTGCCAAAATCCGAACCAAAATTGGGGTTCAGGTAAAAGTAGCCTTCATTGGAACTAAACCCATGTATCTTTATGAATGCCGCTGTCGCTGTAATTTTTCCTTGAACATTGACTTCTCCAGTCTCACCATCAATGTTACAAGTGACATTTCCATTCTTATCCCTTGCCAATACGTTCTGTACCACCAAATCATCCACAAGGATTTCATCGGCACGTATCTTTCTTATTAAAGCCATATCCATAGCTACAAACATAAACTGCTGTGCCGCCTCCCAATTCGCATCACCGTCTATCGAGGTAGGTGCGACAGTGACCGACGTACCGTAAGCCCGTACCCGAAACGGAATGGTGCGATTGTTGAATGTGGCCAGTACGATGTCATGGTAATCTTCATTCCAGACATATGTGTTGCCCTTGGCGAAAAAACCTCTCGGACGCGGCTCACTGGCATCCCGTCCGCTTGAACCGTCATAGCTGACACCCACGGACATCTCCGCAATGAAACTGTCATTCCATGCCGAAGCGTCAGCCTGGCTCTGGTAACAGCGGACAGAGAAAGTTGAATACCCTGCAGAAGCGTTGACCGTAATCTCGGAAGCCCTCGAAGGCCCTGCGATGGCGCTCCATATCCCGTTGCTGTACCCCCGTGCGGCCAGATATCCGTCCGGATAAGTCAATGTGGCGCTGCCGAGCGTCCGCTTGGCATAGACCCGAAAAGCTGAAGGCACCAAAGACCCGGCACTGCTCACCCGTATATTGCTGCATGTACTGATGAGATATACCATGCCGCCATCCTGGGTAAGCTGCTCCCATTCGGCCGTGTTCACTTCTCCGGTAGGAATATAGCCGTAGCTCTTTCCACCGTTCTGTGTCTGTAGGATGCGCCTATCCTAACTGTCATTGACTGTCCATAGAGGTGGATTCGATGTATCAACCTTGGAGAGCCATGACCGGCCACCCATCGTGCAGATGGTGAGCTTTTTGAATGGAGTATTAGCTGTGCGCCACTCACCGCCAGCCTTGACGGATTCGCCGTCACCGCCAGGTTTTCCTGGATTACCGTCGTTACCATCCACGACCATGGGTATAGTTTCCCGGTCCACGACCTGCCCACCCACATAATAGACAAATTGTAACTGCGTCGTGAAGTTCTTCGGAGAGATGGACGTGCCGTTCTGTATCTCGACCTCTGCGCCTCCGTCCTTACTGTATTTCAGTACGCCATCCGTCGTGATGGAAGTGCTACCGCCTACAGACTTGGTACGTGTACATGACACCCCGGCTACACTATAAGTGCCGTCCTTCCGTTTGCTGACTGAAGAAACGGAAGGCACCAGCCTATAGAGTACCGCATCACTGCCCGGATTACCGGCACGCACCCCGGTAACAGTGAACACCAGCTCACGGCTTATATCCGTATCCTGTACTGTAGCCGTAACGGTTATCCTGACCTCTGAACGTGCAGGCATCGAAATGCCGGAAGCCACGGTAAACGCTATCACACCCGTATTGACATTGTAGCTTTCCGTGACACCGGCAGGCGTCACGCATGAGATGGACTTGAGCTGTAGTTTCTTCGTACCATACCACATGCCGACGGTCGTTTTGAGCACAGACTGCGCAACGGTTTTCCCCTCATATGTCAAGGCAATGCTTTCCATCTCGTTGTCGAAATCGGCTACAATGGCCGACTCGCCGTCAAAGCCCCATTTGGCCCAGATGGCTGCCGGGCTGAACGCGCTCCATACACCGTCCTTCTTCGTGCGGCAGCAAGCCCACTCGTATGGCAGGCTCTCGCTGACACCAATCGGGTCATCGTGCCAGCCGGACGGAACATAGTCATCCACCTGCGAGGTGGCAGGGGTTGCCGGAGCGATATTCTCTGTCGTATGCTTGAATATCCACTCATAATCCCTACCGTCACGCCCGTCCTGGCCGTTCTCCACCAGCAGCTCATACTCGGCCGTGTTCAAGTCCCCGGTAATGGTATAACCGTAGGACTTGCCGCCGTTCTGCGTCTGCAGGATGCGTCTTCCCTCATTGGTCGTCTGAGTCCACATCGGAGGATTGTCGGTACCATCAGGAGCGACACATAAAAAGACACGTCCGGCCATCTTGGTAATACCCATGTAAGGTATATGCTTTCCGGTTTCCCATTCACCGCAATTGGTAATGCTTGTACCGTCTGCACCCTTGCTGCCAGTCACACAGATGGCGTTCGTGACAGTGAAAGTTCCGTCAGTGAAGACTATCCTTGTCCGGGTCCAGATATACCAGCCGTTTTTCCACGCCGGAGAGTCTGTCTGCCACTCGCCTCCGGTTGTGGTGGCCGATGAAGAGGAAAGGTAGTATTCTTCGGTAATGGACTTGATGCCCTTGCCGTCGGCCCCCCGCCCACCACTGATACAAGCCGCTTGGGTGTACTTGACTTCGCCATCAGAATAGACAATCTTCGTCCGCGACCAGATATACTTGCCGGCTTCCCATTCAGGGGAGGTAGTCTGCCAACCGTCCACCGGGGCAATGACATTAGACACCGATATCGCGTATTCCACATCGGTAGACTTGATACCCTTGCCGCTTTCTCCCTTGGCCGCATATTTCAGCCAGTCGGCATTGCCGTCTGCCGGTTCTGTAGACGTGCCTTTCTCATTGACACATATCCATGAGCTGCCGTTATGCGTCACCTCATCATAATAGGCATACTTCTCACCCTTTTTCCACGTACCTTTAAATAGCGGTACCCGGAAAGCCTCGCCGGTGATGTCATCCACCTGGAATATCTTGCCGGACATGATGACGTGGCGAAAAACAGCCGAGTAGTTGTCGGCCGGAATGCCATGCACGGTACGACCTTTCTTTTTGCCAATCCATGAGACTTCCTGGGCAGGCTCGACATCCCAAGTATTGGCGTGGTCGAAGAAAGTGATGCAGTTGTTGCCATTAACCGTATCAATCAGGATGTACGTCTGCCTATCCTCATCCGTGAAGTTACCCGTTTGGGCGAGTACCATCGCATCCCCCGGCTTCCAGTCGGTACCCGGTTTCGGCGTCATGACGAATGTCTTGGCAGTGTAATCGGCAGAAGTCACCCGGAACTTCATCTCCTCGAACCCCTGCAGCTTGCCTTCAGGTGACTTGGTGACGAAGTAGGTGGTCAGAATGTCATCGACAAACTGGCTCAGACCGTCGGCATCGGTCAGGTCAGGGGTTATGGTATAGCTACCGTCACCATTATCGCTCCATTCCTTGACCGTACATCCACCTCCGGGAGAGGCACACATCCTGCCTTTGAAATAGGTCACACGGTTATAGGCAATCTCCGGAAAAAACACACGTTTGCGGAAAATGCCCTCTTCCATTTCAAGGATGCCATTCTTATCGATACACCCTCCGGAAATACCGCTGATGAACTCGCCGAACTTGACCCAATCTCCGAAGGTTATGGGGAAAGGAGTGCCGTCAGCCTGGTCTTTGCGAAGGAACACCTTTGATAATTCTTCGATGCTCATTCCTTGTTGAATGAGTTCAAGAATGCCAATAAATGTCCGTCCAACCCTCTCTGCGGTATTCTCTCCCTCAGAAGAGGCGTTCCTTATCTGTAGAGCAAGTTTCCTTAATATGTCAAGTGTATCAGGCATTATTCACCAAGTACTCTAAAAGTTACACGATTAGCATTAATCCCTCCACTTCCCCTATACAGCGGAAAGTCTTTTTTATTATCATTCAAATACCGAACACATTCTTTCATATACCTATCAGCAACAGAGAAAGCATCATTATAAGCCATAAGTTTCTCCTTAAAATCAGAACGCGATGAATATTCGTTATCTTTATTGACAAATCCAAAACGGGTGACATTTCCATCTCCATTTTTCACGATACGAGCATAGGTATAATATGCCAATGTCGTTTTCAGCCCTACAAAGGAACGTTTGCCTCCACATTCTATGGTATAAGAACTACCATTAAGCAACTCACTATAATTTTCCGGATGTTCTTTCACATCTAAGAATAAAGCATCACCCAAAGCTGACTTCAAATCAATGTTCTCCGACTCCCGAATATATGCCTCTATCTTTTCCGTATCGATGTGTATTGACATCGTACGAGCCAACTTATAGACCTCATCTGTTGTTATTAGACATCGCAGCATTTCTTATATATTTAAGAGGTTGTACACTAAAGTCATTGGAAGGATTGAGAGGTTCATACCAATGCGCAAAAATTTTCTGAAAAGCCCGTTCAATCATGCGTTGTTGCTTTGACACAATAGAGTTATAGTATTCAAAAGCATCTTCCAATATATCCCCAGAAAAACCAACCTTACCAATCCGGATACAATACCAAGGCTCCTGCCCGAAAGCCGAATAAATACGTTCAACCACACTGGCATCAGTAACGGTAAACTCCTTATCATAATTTTTAGGACTAATATCCACAAACTCCGGTTTTTCTTCATCAGATTCCAAGGTTACCTCTAAGACCTTTGTCGCATTGGTGTCTCCTTGTAATTGCACGATAGTATCAGAAAAACCAGTATCTTCATTAGTCCTATCCTCTTTTATAGGATTTCCGTTTTCATCAAAACGTACCGAAGAAGCACCTTTCTTTGTAATTATCATCCCGGAAGGCATGAAGTTACAACGCACATTACGATACTTCACATTGGCTAATCCCTCATCCGTACTCATTTCCGTAATCACACGGTCAGCTCTTCCGATAGGATACACGAATTTCCCTGTGTTGCTAATCCATAGTATCTGCCCCTTATAGTTTTCAATCCCTCCGGCAGCCCGAATTTGCGCATAGACCACCTCCTTACGTGGATTAAATACATCTATAAACTCCACATTTTCTGGTATTACCTTTATGGCTTTTCCCTGACGGGTTTTCTTTCCTGTCCAATCCGGATGAACTGCGATTTTTGCGATATATCCGGATTCATCCTCCTCCAACAAACGGCAATTTTCAAAGGGGATGTGCTGTACTTCCACTATATCTGCGAACATATTATAATTAACATGTATCGCCATCCCATCGTAATCAGCAACATCCTTGCAGACGAAAGCATGGATGTCATCTGCCGTATCTCCACGGCGGTTAACCACATATTCAGAAAAAGCAACCTCACGAAACCCATTTCCCTCTATGAAATTGGCATAACGTTCTGCACATTCGCTACCCGTTGAACTCGCAGCGATGATATTTCTTAGATGTTGGGGATATAAATTATCATCACCGTAGCTTTGGATGCCAAGATTACGTAAATAGCCCGTGTCAACACGCCTATTACTCTTCTTCTTTAATTCATTTACGTTCATCGTTCCGTGAGGTTATTCTTTATTTCACCGTTTCTACGGCTTCTATAGTCTGCTTAGAGTCAACTACAGATTGAGCCTCTTTAATATGAGCATCCAATACTTTAGCTGTAACTTTCTTCCCGTTCAGTTTATAAGTCTTGAACGCATCTCTCACAATCTCAGAAGTAGCACCTTCCACTTCAAAGGCTTTCACCAATTCTGAAACCAAAGTTTCATCCAATGGTAAAGCAGGACTCATCCGTCTTTCAACCCTTTTCTCCCAATCGGAAGGCGTTGAAGCAAAAAAGACTATCCCTTTAGGATTTTCCGCAAGATACCTTTCTGCCGCTTCGTCAGTAAGATTGTTGTTGGTGTACATTTCACTACTTCCAAAGCCTACTTGGAGCAATACACCATTTTTCAATGCATAACTTGATTTTTCTTTCATTTTTCCATATCTTTTTAAGTACGAATACATTTCAATCACAGCGTCACGATAGCAATCACCACATGAGGTCTTGGTAAATGTCCTACCAAGAACTTCATGAAACATCAGTTCAATGTCTGATTTATCAGAAGAAGAAAGGGAGACCTTATCCCCCAATCTCTTCAACTTATCAACCATCTCCAAGACAAGCATATTCCCTCCTATGCTGCCGGTTCAGCCGTCAAAGTGTTGACAGCAGTCTTAGTTGCTTCATAACTCGTCTTGAACAAGAATAATGCAGATTTAGGCGTTTTCTGCTCTTCCAAGGTAACAGCCCATCCACCTTCAGTATCCTCGCTATACTTATCGTTGTCGATAGCTGTAGCTGTAAGCCCTTGGTAGTAACCATACACCTGAAAAGCGGCATCACCAGGGTTTCCTTCTTTCTGTAAACCCTTATATTTATTCTCCAACACCACAACATAGGTACCGTTAGCCAATCCGTCAATAACATCAGCGCATACATCCGGGTCGTTTGCCAATATCACAATCGCGACAGTATTGGTAAACGAACTACGATATGTGCCAGCCACTAATGAGGTCTTTGTACCCGTAAATGGATTTTTACCAGGAACAACAACCTTATAAGCCTTCTTCCCGGTTTTCATAGCCAGCGTTTCAATCACATTCTTTTTTGTAGAATTGAATACTGTGGCTGCAAAGTCCACATCCGCACGATTCATTATTACCCCTTCCTGCTCCAATCCTTGTACTACTGGATCATCACACGACGGAACAATATCTTTCTTTAAAATATCATCACATACTCCCATAGAATACCTCCTTTTGTCAATATGCTACTTGCACCAAGTTGTCCTCGCCAATCATAGAACCGAGTTTACCAGTAGAATAGATATAATTCTTACGGGGTTTTCTTTCAAACCAGATATCAAGGTCAGATATCGGGTTATCGCCTTCACAACCGTACATTAAATTGTCCGGAGAACATAGAACCGCACGGTGAGGAAGGTTCAGTTTCGTTTTATCGTTCTGATACGCTTGAATAAATCTATCCCAAATAGAACATTTTACGACCGTAACGCCGTCATACTCTCCTACTTCAAGGCCGTCAAAAATGACCGTCCAAGGCATAATAACCTTATATTTCTCCCTCACATCACGTGACAAAGAATCACATAATGATTTTGTAGCAAAAATTGCATGTCCGGACTTCTGGAAAATACGGCTATCCGCATCTTCAAGCATCGTGTCAAACACAGATGTAGCAGCCCCCAATTCTTTCATCTTGGACTTCTGCAAAGCATAAGATGCTTCAGAGTTGGCTGATATAACGGTATGCTGACCGGAATTCTCTGCACATATGGCAAACAGGCGTTTAAAGAAACCGTCACATGTCTTGAACAATTCTACATTCAATCCATCCGTAATTTGACCGGAACCGTCAATATTAGCGGCATCCTTGTCTCCAAACCAAGTGAAGCGCCATAACATTTTCATCATTGCTTCCGTCAGTTTTGGAAGGACAATCCCATCCATATATTCAGTAGAAGTAAGGTCCGCAATATTGGTACCGGTCTTCAAGCAGTACTTTGCAATAGTATTCTCCAAATCCTCATAGCACATTTCCAACGGAACTTGCCAGTCGCCAATTTCCCATACTTTCTGGGCGGCAGCGATAGCCACTTTTTGATATTCAGGGTCACATCCGGCACCTGCGATACCTACATCCTCCATCTCACCGATGAAGCCAACTTTCTTGCCATTGGTCACTTTAGGCATGAACGTCATAAAACGCTCCATATCCTCATTTTGAAAGACTGTCAGTTCAATCAAGTCTTTCAAATCCTTCACCGCCTGATTGTCTGGCGTCAATTTTGAAAAATCTAAAATAGGCATACTCAATTCTCCTTTCTTTACTTTTTAGTTCTCTTCTCCCTTTCCTCTCTCAACTTTCTTTGAATAGGTGTCTCCTCTGCACTTGCTTGTGTCTCAACAGTATTCTTGAAGGATTGGGTACGCAAAGAGACTCTATAGGTTGAACAATGTTTTGCTAGCCAATTCTCACCTCCTGCCATCTTTACAGCATTCAGTATCTTATTGTCCTCAACTGTACGGGCATTGGTTTTCAATGCCGCATTTTCCTCTTCAAGTTCTTCAATGCGCGCCTTTAAAGCTTCAATCTCCTCGTCACCGTTTGCTTCTTCCGGGTCTTTGATTTCTGTAATCACTCCGTCTGTTACAATGATAGTCTTACCATCGGGCATAACATGCTCGCCATCGGGGGATGCCGCATCTCCCACCTGCGGTTCTCCTTCTTCACGTTCCACCGTCAGTGTATTACCTTCGGCATCTGTCAGTTCCATAGATACTACCGGAATGTCTTCTATCTTCTGGTAGCCACATTTCGCAAGCAGTCTGTCAATGATAGATTGCTTTACCGTTACTTGTTTCTCTTTGTTCATTTTCTCACTATTAAGTTTATAATCAGTTCCTTTTGCTGTAGTCGGTATAAGAACACCAGATATAAATCCAAGTTGTTTTGCAACCTCACCGCCAAACCATGCCTCCTTGTTCATCTGGACCTCCAAAATGGTCGATTCAACTCCTGTCCGTTCAACATATACAGCCATCATCTTATCCTTTTCCGCTTCCAGACTTGATTTGATGGATTCTATAGTTTCAAGGTCCAATAAATCATCATATCTTGCCAAATATGGTTTGTGGATGAGAAACTTTGCATGAGGATAAGCTTTTCTGCGTTCAAGTGGAGCAGAAAGCAAAATGATGGTAGCCATAGAAGCACATCGTCCAACAACGGTACAAGATATTTCCTTGCCCGACGCACGTAATGCATCATAAATAGCATACCCCTCAACCGTATCACCGCCGCACGAATGGATTTCAATGTCAATTTTAGGGTCAGCCGGGTCAAGCCATGAAAGGAAGTATTGGATATCCGGAAACGAAAGCCCCTCGTCACCGGTCAAATACCAATTTTCCATTTTATCCTTATCAGCTACAATGTCCTTGTTAATGTATAATTTAGCCATATCACATAATTGTTTGTAACAAAGGTAGAAAACATGATACGGCTTGAAGAAAATAAGAAGTCTATTCCACTGACACGCTTTGTCAGCAACTTTTTCAAAACAAAAAAAGAGCGGAATAATTCCGCCCCCCCTAAACATCCACCTTACTTGAGAACTTATCTATTATCCGATAAATTGTCCTTTCCGCAATATTATACTCATCGGATAAATATTGCATGATATAAGTCTTTTTATGTCCCTCCTTTGACAGACGGACATATTCTTGATACACGGGAATATATTTCACATCCCCGACATCAAGCGAAGCATCCCCCATCATTTGAAGAAGACTCTTATTCAATATCAATAGTTCATATGCTTTCATATACTACCAAGATTTTCAACGTACTTAACCCTATTAGCAACAGAGGTAAACTCTTCCACAGAAACCACCGGAGCAGGCGCCATCATCATACCTTTTGCAACAGCTTTGGCCAGCATGTCCTCTCCTAACGCCTGATTGGAAGAAGCTGTTACATTAATGGGAATACCTCCTCCTATCTGATTGAAAGCCGACAATAACGGAGCAAACATCGAGGTTGCAGCAGCCGTCATTACACTTTCACCGTTGGACAACATAGCAGGTATGGAATCGCTTGTACCGGAACCTGGCCCTTCAACTTTACCTCCTTGTGCAAATTTAGCACTTTTCACCGATTTCATAGCCTTTCCCATAACAGTAGTTACAGATGCCACTACAGTACCTATCGCAGCAAGCATGTCAATCCATGTTGCAGATGAGCGGGTAGCTGTTTCTACGGCTTTGGCAATGGCTACCCCTTGTGCGATAGAAACCTCCGCAATAGCCAGTATTTTCGCCAACTGGGCCATATTCTCGTTATCTCCTGCCGCTTGTTCCAACAAATCAGAAAGATTCCCTGCCAAGACAGAAAGGGATTCACCTTTATTTTGCTGCATCTCCACTTCCTTGTCAATGACCGCCTGCTTTGCATCCAAGTATTCTTGGTCTGCAGCAAGCTGTCTGGCCCGGAATTCGGCATCACTCTCCTCTTCCATCCGTCTCAAGCTGTCTTTCAGTTCAAGCTTCTGCTGTTCCTGCATACGAAGAAGCTCAAGTTCACTATATCCATTCAATTTAGCTTCTGCCAATTCATTATCCAATCGAAGTTTGAGTGCATCAGCTTGTTTCTTTGCTGTATCATTCTCATGTTGAACGGACAAATCATCAATCTCTTTATTGTACTTCTCCGTGACAGCAAGCTTCATCTGTTCAGTAAGCTCTTTCTGACGAAGTTCTACGTCACGTTGGACAACAAGTTGCTGTATTTTGAGTTGGTATTCCTGCTCACTTCCAGCTTTTACGGATTCAAGTTGCAGAGAGATTAGTTTCTGCCGGTTCTCCACCTCCTTCATCAGTTGTTCTTCCGATAATTGCTGTAATGCATCATTTTTTTGCTGTTCAAGTGCAATAATCTGATTATTTATAGCTCCAGCTCCACGTGCTTTCGTTGTAAGGTCTTGTTCCTCAATCAAGCGAACACGCAAATCTTCTATTTGACGAGAAAACTGACGTTCTATCTCAATGGATTGTTTCTCTCTACTGTCCTTAACCAGCTTAAGCATTTCATCCTCAGCCTTACGAATTTCTGAAAGTTCTTTTTCTTTTACAACTTTAGCCTTATCTACTGATTCTTTCCGCATCGCATTTATTTTATTCTGGGTTTCCTTATTACGGGTATAGCTCTCCATTTCCTTTTGAGCTACGTCCGAAAAAACTTGAGAGAATTCCTTTAAATCTTTCACTGTACTTTCTGATATACCCAATCGGCTAATAACCTCATCAGCCGTTACTGCCCCTTGTGCCATATCATCAAGCAATTTATTAGCTTCACCAGTAAGTTCTATTTGCCCAAGAAGATTTGCCAATTTCTTTCGGCCAATATCAATGCTTTCCTGCTGAAGTTTATTTTCCATATCGTATGCTTTTGTAGCCGCATCAGTACGCTCTTTCAGGCTTTTTGTAGTATCATCTGCAATGAGCTTCAATCTTTCAATCTCAGAGCGACTTGCCGCACGCTTCATATTAAGCATTGTTTCCGATTTCTCTAACTGTTGCAATGCATCATTCAGTGCCCACGCTTGTTTCGCATCATTTGAAATTTCTTTTCCAATACCGGAAAAACTATCCTTCATATCCTTTGCTGCACCAGAAAAATCACCAGAGAAGAATTTAGCAATAGCTCCACCAAACTTTGCAATCCGGTCTATAATCACATCAATAATTGCCCCAAAAGAGGACATTACATTAGAAAGAAATTCAGTACCTTTTTGCGTTTTAGCCAACCATGCGACCAATGAACCCAACAAAACAACAGTAGCCCCAATACCAGTGGAAATTAGTGCAAGTTTCAACACTTTTAAAGCTGCAGATAACAAATTACTTGTTATAGCCGCTGTTTTTTGAGCACCAGAGAACATATTCGCAGTGACCGTTCCTGCTTTGTACTGGACTGTTATTTTAACCAATTCATCCTTCAAACCACCAACAAATTCCTTTGTACCTCGCAAGACGCTAACGCCACTGCGCAATATGGAAACAAAAGGTACTTGGGCTTCTGTAGCCTGAAGTATCGCATCTTTATAATTACCCACATTCCGATAAAAGCGCTGCGTTTCTTCTTCCGCACCTTTCAGTTCATCGGTAATGGCATTTATCTTATCTTGCAGCTCTTTGCCTTCGCCCCCCTCACGCTCTACACGACTTAATCTGTCATAAGCAGCGGTAAGATTGGAAAGCTCAGCCCGCAACCTAACAAGGCTTCCTTCCATCTCTGTCTGCTCTTTACGTTCATTTTGAATTTGTTTATTCAGTACACGGATGGCATCTGTATATTGTTGGGTAGCAACTCTATTTTCGGTTAATTTAATATTATATTCCTCCCTACTCATACGGCCTTTCTTCAAATCCTCCTTAAGAGTTTGTTCTACTTTTCGAAGTATATCCAACTGCGTACGATACTCTGCTATTTTACGGATAGCATCATCATACTTTACCCGAATTTCCAATATTTTTTCACTTGTATTGTCTTTCATAATTATACCTCCAATTGTAACAATTTACATTCACATATTCCCGTATCTTCTGCCTTAATGGAAATAATGGCATAATATCTACCATATTGGGCCAAGTAAATTGGAACAGTCATATCCAAGTCTCTCAACTCAATATCATTTATTTCTATCTTTTCTGTGATTACTTTAGGCATATAAATGACCTCACTATAACTTTTGTAATAAGAGTTAATCACAGAAGAAAAATCAAGTTCCTCAAATGTTCCTTTCAGAACATCTGCATCATCTGTACAAAGTAAAATTCTTGGCTCCACTTTCTCTAGAGAAGATTTACCATCACTGTCATACTTATATAACTTTATAGACGCAACGCCACCTGCCATATCAGTACCAGCAAATGGAAGCGTAAGAATATCACGCTCTGAATCCAAAGTGTAATCTAATACTTGTAATGCTCCATCATAAGAGCCATTAACCGTAGAGTCTTCTTTGTAACGCAGATAATTCAGCTGTGCGAAATCATTCAGCCTATATTCCAACATATTAGGTTTATTCTCCTTATAAGTAGCAACAACCTTTTTTGTCCAATCATATGCTCTTGTTTCATTTTCTTTAATAGTATCTACAGAAACAAACTCAATGGAATTTGAATCATTCTTACCAGGAACAGCAAAAACACCGAGAATTGCAGCAACAGCTTTAATAAAATCTATCTGTTTTATTTCGGGCAAATTTGCAATAATCGGGAAGTGCCCATATCCTGCATTTATCTCATCATCTATCGAAGGCATCACTTGATCACATATAGCTGTAATGCTAAATGAATTATCCATAGATATACCACCATCATCAATCCACCCTGCGTCAAGTAATCCAAACAAAATCTCCTTACTTTCCTCTAGCGTATCTGTCTCTATATCTGTAAAATCAAAATAGATAGTATAACTATTTGTGTTATGCCTCTCAATCTTGCTATAATCTATAGTTGCAATATCGACTCTTGTATCATCATCCATAATGTAATAAGCAACCAGACATGCTCCATTAGGGTATATAGAAGTGGATACATCAAACGACACATTACCATTCATCAAAATCTTCATATTCGGAGCATTAAGTTTAAAGCCTTGAATATAAATTTTTCCAGAACTACTTTTAAACTTGGTTATAGTCCCATAATAGCTTGAAAATGACTTATCTGCAAAATACAATTTTTCCGGTTCTCCCTTATCAAGACGTCCATGTACATAGTAACTAAACTCTGCATGTAATGCATTTTTTGCAGCATAACTTCTGCTATCATTACGAGTTAATAAGGGTACAAACAATCTACTTAACATAAAAGCGCGATTAGCAGGAAACGTAAAAGTGACACCATTATCTTTCATAATTTGTAACAAAATCCAGGTAACCTTACACCCCGGATGATACCACCCTGTTGTATCTTCCCGCCGTATACCATAGTCTACTTTAGGAATAAAAAAATTACCGGAAGCATCCCCTTCAAAAGAACCTACTTTCCAAAATACATGATAATCTGGAAAATCATCATCAGCAATGACCTCATAATTGTGTCTATCCTTCAAATCACGTAGCGTTTTATTTCCACTTATAATATTTGCAAATCTAGAGACATTACCCCATGAAAGAGCAAATTCAAAAACATCCGATGTAGACAATAAGACCGCAGTTGCGTTATTGAGTATCTCTATCCCGTTACGAAAATAACAAGCATTCAGTTTAATTCTAGGATAAACGATGTCGCATGAAGGTAAATCAGCATGCATGATTGCACACTGATTACGTATAGTATTCGGAAGTTTGATAGTATAAGAATTATTACTTATAATCTTACTCAAATCCGTAAATATATTACTTTTGAAATTGAGCGTTACTTTGGTATCATCATCCAAATCCATCAGTTTATCACCAATGAATAGCATATCGTTTCTCATAAGCTTTGTACTCTTGTTTCTGGTAATATGATTGTTGCTACGAAATCCTGCAATACGGCTCTTGTCTTATTGAAATTACCAACAGATACATTCACTGCCTTCCAGCTATCAACTCCATTCACATTTTTACCTGCATACATATCAACGATGGGTGACAACGCGAGTTGAAACAAGAAGTCAAACGTTTCAGAGTCCACTAAAGGAGCACACACCAACAATGTATTCTCTTCTGTTTTTCTCTGCTTACGTCCTGAACCTCCATGATAGCCATTAACATAGTTATAGTCTTGCATATTATTACGAATGAATTCACCATCATTGGCAATTTGTTTGCCCTCATCACCACGTTTAAACAACCAATAGCAATAAAAGCCATGACGATTTATCCAACGTAAATAAATTCCATCCGTGCATTCATCAACTAAAAGCCTCACGTTTACAGCCATATTCGTCAATGCATGAAAAGTAAAATCAAATGTATTGTCGAACACGTTTGCCCCCACACTCGTTCCCGGCAATTTCAATACGACCTCATTGTTTGCATCAATTCCATTCAGAGTAATATTATACACCTTTCTTTCAGACAATGTAATAGCTGGTAAAGAAATGCTGTCAGCGGTCACAGTCACATTAGCATTACCGGCCGTATACATTCCTACCGTAAACGGAAGGTTTTTAAACCACGTCAATATACGATTTCCATTATACCGTTCACCCACCTTCATTGCCCCCCAAATGATGAACGTATTGAATTGAAAACTTTCAGACATTGAACTGTCCGAATAAAAGTCAATATCTACAGAGAACACACGTCCTACCCCGCTATCTTTCGGAACCGTCTGTGAATAATCAATTTTCCCAAATTCTACAGTGTCAAATGTAGACTGCATGTAAAACGACACATCAAAAAAGCATGCATTATTAAACAGAGCCCTCTTCTCCTTGTATGAAATTTCAGAAACGATATCAGTCACCGTCACCTCCACGTAATCCCAAGCATGCCCGTAAATGTTTATCACTACCGGATTAAAACAGAAAGATATTTCATCCGGATATTCTATGGTTGTTTCCCCTATCTTATGAGTTCTCATTACTATGTAGATTTATATGTGTCACATCATCAACGAGTATACCAAACACACGGTCCATAATGTCCCGTATTGTTTGCTCCACGTTCGTTGTATATATATCCTCGTACGTACCAGAGCGATAAAGTGATGTGCCCTCTGTTGCTATCTTCCGGGCCACAAGGTATGCAAATGACCTTGGTCTCTCCACTTGGATCCCCTTGTCTATCATCCATTGCTGAATAATCTTATAGAATCCTTTCGGTACTTTCCCCGAGGCACGTCCCACCTCCAGAACTCCGAACGCTTGACGACCATAAAGAGTACCATGATTATCATCCACGACAACGTGCAGGCTCTTGATAGTTTTGCCACTTGCACGCTGCCCAGCCCGTATATGATTTTCTATGATGCGCTGCCGAAGATTATCCAACTCCTCACACAATATCGCCTTTACCTCTTTCCTCCTATCTTCCATAACTAGCACATGGGCGCTCCTTGAACCTCTTTCAATTTCAATTCTATTACTATTCCGGTAACATTTACATCCAGCTTATCATAGAAAACGGAATAAGGTACCTCATCGCTCACCCACTCAAACAGCTCGCTCCTATTCAACTCACGGATAAACTGAACCGCATATCCTTTGCATCTCTCAATGACCTCATCATTCTCCACCCCATCGAAATCAAATTTGGCCTTATCAGCAAATGCTATCATGCAGTTAGGAGAATCCCTTAGCTGTGTTCTTGATATGACGAATTTCCCGGATATAGGAAGCAAATTTATAATGGCCGGCAATGGCATCTTATCCAACCTGACATTGGCGGTCGCCCAGTTATCGAACAAATAGGTGACTCCTTCCAGCTTTTCTGCAACAGAAGCTATCTTCCTTTCTACACTTGTATTCATTGCTTATTCTGATATATTTTGATATATTTCCCGTAATCGACGTTCATAGCGTATTTTCTCTGCATCCATGTCAAGGCATTTATATACCCTCACCCATGGAACACATTCTACCTGCTCATGGTCAGTTATCCCCATGCGGGTAGCATAGTAATCCACCAAGCCAAACAACCCGAACGAAAGCTTATCCACTCCGGCACGTCTTTCTTCCGGAGTCGGTACTACGCTCGTAGTTTCAAAAAGCTTGGTAATACGTTCAACCTCCTTGGTTACCCATGTGGAGAATCCCAAAATATCCGCTGCCCCACACTTCTCTATCTTATCAATAGACAAACCAAGGACAACACGGCATGGAACCATTATACAATCTATTCCATTGCGTATGGATTGTAGTTCCATCAGCTGACCTATAGTGAGGTCATTCAGAGTCTCCGGAACTCTTACACCTGCGACAAAGTCCGGTTTAGGCAACTTCCCTATCTGATCCAACAGTTCAGCAGCATTGCTCGCCACGTTACTCAATATCAAAAACTCTTTTACTGTCATATCTGTCCTAATTTTGCTTTTGGTCTTTTAGGTATCGGTTTTATACGGAAAAGCATTGCCATTATCAACATGTCGAGGTAATCCGGAGAATGACCAAGTATCTCTTTCATTTTCTCCTTGTTAATTATCCCTTTCTTTCGGGTATCAGCATCTATATGGTCTTGCTTCAAAACAGCCAATTCTTCCATTATGCGCTCTCTTTGCACTTCCGTACATATAACCCTTATCTGCCGATTATTTATTAGTTCTGCAAGCTTAAATGCACATTCAGACTTCAGATTGTCGTACTCTGGATTAATAGGTCGGTTACCACCATGAAATTCTTTGATGCCATTCAAATAACTTTCAAGGTAGCTTCCAAGTCCATCACTATCAACTACCATCATGCTACGTGGAATCTTCCACTGTATCATCATGTTTTTAAGGTCCGTCTCAATAGATTTACCCGTGCTATATTCCTGGTCTAACCGGATATAACACACATTACCCACCCAGTGCCCCCCGACAAAACGGTCGCGTCCTTTCATGGCAAGGTCAGCTGCTCCCGTCGATAATCCTATCGGTTTTACGTGCTCATTTGCGAATAGGTCACAAATGGCATCATAATCACAGAGTGCTGTCGGGTCGTTGTCATACTCCCAATTACCATAGTACAAGCGCTCCTTTGTCACTTTGTCCCTGGTATTGCGGAGCGTATCTATGTAGTCCTCGGTAGCGTAGGGATTATCCTGCACCAATGCTTGAATAAAAGCGTATGGGGCTTCCAGCTTGCCTTCTTTCCACGGTTTGTAGAACTCACGATAAAGCCAGTTCTTCTTTGGATTGCAAGTGATAAGTATCTTCCCGGATATTCCATACACATCATTCAAGTGCCGTCCTATACGCGTCTTCAAAACCTCAAATGCGAGGTAGTGAACCTGCCCGGCTTCTTCAATCCACCCTCCAGTAAACTCCTTGGAGCCCAATCGCTCATACATCGGGTCTTTGACGGGATAATATGTCAAGTCAAGAAAGATGATTTCCGACCCATTCCCTAAAAGTATACCGTCATTGGTCTGCTTGTAGTCAGTGAATCGATGCCACTTTGCCACCTTGTCGAAAGTGACAGAGATAGACTCACGGCTATCTTTCAAATTATTTCGGCCAGCGAACCATCGAGTGCCCGGGAGATAGTAAGCACATTGCATAAGCCATTCACACCCAAGCCATGACTTTCCACCTCCACCAGCGCCACCATAACACAGAAACTTCGTAACATCGTCACGAAGGTAGTTATAGGCTAACCTCTGCTTTATATTGACCTTATATCCCATTACTTGACTTTCTCCGCATCTTCTGTATATGGTAGAAAATTAAATCCTTTGAACTCTTTTCCTGCATTCGTATGGTCCACCTCCTGCTTGTCAACAAGCCCTAACTTTCGGGCAATGATATTCGCATTGAAAGCTCCAACGCACGCTCCCTCAAACTGCTGCGTTTCGATGGTTTCCTCCACGCGTGCGATGACCTCCAAAAAATCTTCATCATTCTTATTTCTACATTCGGAACGAAAAGTGCTCCACCACTTGGAAGAAGCACCTACATAAATACAGAACCCGGTTAGGGAATACGGACGGGAAGTCGGGGAAACTTCTTGTTGTACTTGTTGCTCATTGACTGTCTCCACCTTCTTCCCTTTTTTCCTTTTTACCGGAACAGTCTTTTGAATGGCCTTTTTGGACAACCAGGGATTTTCATCACACCATTGGAAATACTCACATGCCGCCTCCCATAAGAGTTCCGGCGTAGAAAAGAGCTTATCCCTTCCATGCTTACTTCTTAACATCCAAAATTTATTTCCAGTTGGTGCCGCCATCTTATTTCTTCTTGAATCGTTCGTCCAATATCTTAGGAACAGTGTTATTCCAATTAATCACGTGGTGTAATCTTTTCGTTTCCTCGCTATGGCCCATCACGCCCACCTTCACAGAGGATGGCATCATCATAACCGTATAAAAACTCTTGACATATGTTCCTTGACTCATGTATATATCCGTCATACCTCCTTTATTCTTCTGCGTCTGCTTCTGGTTTAGCGCCACTTGTGGAACCTGCAGAAGTAGACATCCCCTGCTACCAAGCGTGGTATAGGTGTTCACATCTTCATTAATGCGACCAACGAATTTAAACGGTCTATCTACGGAACAGATGAAAGAATTCATCGCTTTCCGTTTCATCTTCTCGCCTTTCAAAATATCGTTCTCCTTTCCTCCTACAAAATCGCCTCTCTGAGCCATAGCCAAAGTGAGAGCCGGAATACTTTCATAAAAACGTAGCATAGCTTCAAATACCACGTCCAATTGCTTTATCGCCCTCTGTTTGACTATACCATCTCTACCATAAGTAAAAGAAAACACATCGTAATCATCATCCAGTTCTATGAAGTATTTGTAGCCAAGTTTTCTTGCTATCTGAAAGCAAGCATTACGCGCATAAACAATAGCTCTGCGATCATCAAAATTATCCGCTTCATCAAAAGTCTTTGCAATCTTTGGTTTATCGAACATTACAACGTTTTTATATTTCGCGTAATACTCTGCGGCCACTTTATCTTCATTGTCTATCACATAAACAATCGGTCCCGTATAGCCACACTTCCGCAGTGTCTTATCTGTAATGACGGAACCGGCACGGCCATGCGTCAGTATGAATGCTGCAAAATCACTCCTCATCTTCAGTATCCTCCAGCATTATTTCATAAATATCTTCCTTGAATCTGGAATAACCGTTCTCTATCGCCTTATCAAAGTCTATTATCACCAGCGCAGACGCTTCCATCAGTTCCTGAATCTCTTTCTCCTGATGGGCGTAGAACTCTGCTATCCGTCCGTAATCGAATACAATATGTCTCAATGCAGCTATCCGAAGGAAAGACTTCACATTTTCCGGAACGTTTGAATTATCTATTTCCGAAATCAGTTCTTCATATTTGCTTTTATCATAGAGAGAATTTATTTCCGGGCATACAGGGTTTTTAGGCTCATACACCGGAGCTTCAATCTTTTTCGTGTATTTATTCCGGGCATCACTTTCACTATCTACCAGACTATCATAGTCGAAATCAAAGTTTAATCCCCAATCCATCAAAGACTCTGCATTCCACTCCTTCAATAGTTTTTCGTCCCATGTACCATTATTCACGTTATCACGGATAATAATCTCCCGTTCTCGTTCTTCTGTCAACCCATGAAGCAGAACCGTCGGCACATCAGAAAGTCCTAGTTCTACACTGGCCTCATACCGTTGGTTTCCGGCTATAATCACCAGTTCCCCAGTCCGGTCAGAGAGTATGATGGGACGTACCTCGAAGTAGTCCGGATTACTATGAATAGACTCTTTGAGTATCCGCATCTGCTCCTCTGATATGGTTCTGGGATTGTTACCCAGTTTTTTAAGGTCTTCTATTTTTCTATAAATTATCTCCATTGGCACACTATTTTACGTTACGAAAATAAAGATACCGAATAATCCACGAACGGACTATCTGGTATCAAAGAAGTTACTGACAAGATTTGGCAGAAGATTTTGTTTTAGACAGCAATACCTTAAATAAATCCAAATCTTCAATTTAACAATTACACCGTTAATGGTTAACAAATACATTTACCAGCTAAACCATGTTATATGATGACTGAACAAAGGCTCATAATTTGCATAACTTCCACAAATCCGTACCTTTGCAATGTGTTTTTCATAGTATTAGATTAAGGTTAATAAAAAAGATTGGCTGTCTGGGATAGATAGCCTTTTTTTGTAACCATTGGCAATATCTTTTCTTTATTAATCACCTGGTCGTTCATACCGTTTCTTCAATTGTTTCAAGACTATTTCCATGCCGTTATCAAGCCCTTTCTTATACCCGGCTACATTCTCCCCTATATTGTAAACCAAACAGCCTGCAACAATAAGGACTACTCCTAAAGCTCTATGCCAATAAGGAAGTGATATGCTGAACGGTGAGAATGTCAGTCGGAAATGACCGATGAATAATGCTGATATGATGAATATTGCAAGAAAGAAAATAAGGTTTGCTTTCATAATTATATACTCTTATTCGTTAATCATTAAACAAATCAACAGCTTTCGCAACCCAATACCATATCACGAAATAAAAAGCGTATTTGGCTAATCTTTCGCAAGCTTGCGAAGGCTCTAACCCTGCAATAAAATTCCACGTATTATACTCATATACACAAATTAGATATGATATAATGATAGAAACCAGTATATATATAAATCTTCTCATAATCATATAAGTTTTAACGCTTCTTGTATTCCGGCTTCAAGTGCTTCCTCGTAGGATTTATAATGGATAATAGGTCTATCCGACAACCCTACTAAGTCATGGTTCGGAATTGTTAGTATATCATATATCCAATAATTTTCATACATATAGGATATTTCAATATGCAGGTCCTTGGTTTCACGAAGCCACCTTTGAACTACCGATTGAGGTGGAACAGATAGGTATTTATAACAATTATGCAAAGTAGAAACATTTATAAAATATTTCCTTTGTAGAAACCCTTTCTCTTTCAGCAGCTTCGCTGTCTCTAATGTTACAAGTTCTTCTGTCATAGTTATATAAACAATAATCTAATTATTAAAACAATAGTCGTAATGATAAAGATTAATGCGAAATGTTTCCATATTTTTACAGTAGCCTCTAAACCGTGTTTCTGTTTGTCAAACTCACTTAAGGCATAATTCAAAGCTTCATCTTTTATTCCCTTAAGCTTATTGTTTAAAGACTGTGTTATATCGTCTGCGATAGTATGCTTCACCCTTTCTGACACGGATTCCGGATATCCTCTTTCTTCATAATTTATTTCATTCAACAAATCATAATGAAACATATAAGGTATTCCGTTCACTTCATAGGAAAGTTCGATACCGCTTTCTTTGACATATTCCAAAAACTTTTCCTCGGCAATCTCGTTTATCCTTTCTTGGTTGGATTCTGCCTTCTTCTTTATCTCATTAAAATATTCCTCGTCAACAATTACACAGTTGTTTTCAAGTTTCATTACATGTGCTTTCATGATTATTCCTCCTATTTCTTGTTTTGATTTATAACTCTTTAAATTCCTGCTCCAGTCGGCATTTTTTTGCATAAAGTCCATCTATAATGTACTGAGTACAATATTTAGGAAGAGTGATAACCGCAATATCACCGGATGTCCTGACGGCATCGCGATTAACGAAGCATTCTTTACTGCTTTTTAGAATTAACTCAAGAAGAGAATTGCACTTTTCAATCTCTTCCTTAAGGATTTTAGCCCTTTCAAACGATTCATTTTTCATAATACTTAAAAATAATAATGAGACGTACACAGAGGAGGGAAATTAATGGCTTCTGCACAACCATTAATCTCTTGCCAGAAATGCTCCTCCTCTATTTTTACCCATGAGGACCATAACAAACCGTCCATATCCCTGCGTACATAGAAAGGCGGCCCGTAAGGGTCACATACAGCCAATATCTGCACATGGCTGTTTTCATTGTAGGACACAACTTTCATCTTGGAGGAATCGAACAAATCCCCCTCTATTTTCTTTCCCGGACTGATGTTGAACGAGTAGCTGAAGTCCTTATGCACATTCAAGGTCTTCCATGGGTATTCCGGGAAATCTATTATTCTCAGGTCCATTCTCACTCCTCTGTTTTCAGTTCAATCTTTTCTGCCCGTCCCCACCATGAGCGTTTGTTGTGCTCTTTAATCAAGTTTTCCAGCAGGTGGCGCTTGTATCCTTCATCAGAAGCTTTTCTGCGTTCTGCATAAACCTTTTCTTGCAGGGAATTGGCCTTGTTTTCCAACCTGGTAATTTCTTCGGCAAGCTTCTTGACATAATCATCTTTTAATGGATATATAGTTCTTTCTGCTTTAAAAACACCGTAACTCCCTCGTACCTCATTAAATTCGGTAAGTGCATTCCCTTCACCCAACGCTACGACAAGCTTGGTAAGGCTTTCCGCGCTTATCTCATAACGCTCTTTTATACTGAAGGAATCAGGCAGTTTCCCGTTCCTGATTTCTATTCCGTCCACATCGAATATAAGGTCCTTGCCGTCAAAGACCACTTCTTTCTTGTTCTGTTCCATGATACTAATCTTTATTTATGACGTCATTTATATTCCACTCTATTTGAGGAACTTGAATCTTTTGGGAGAATAGTTCCTGCAATTCCTTTACAGTAGCCTTGTGTGCTTGTGCTACGTCTGTCCCACAATACCACCGGTCATGATTGCAAAGAATAAAATCCCCTTTGTATTGGTAGCATCCGACCGCTTCCCATATGTTGTCATGGTCCAATACCAACCATTGGTTCTTGTCTGTATCATCTCTCAATGCGGCAATAGCCAAGAAAAGCTCCTCGTTGGTTCCGCAATCAATTCTTCCAGCACAATTCCATGTGTAATAAGGATTTGTATCATCAAAAGCCCCTTTAATAATAATATGATAATTGCAGTTAACTGGTGATGTAGCAATACAAAACCTTTCATCTTCAACTACATCAGTAGGATGGTTGTATCCTAATTCTTCCAGCTTCTTCCGAAGATCCGGTGTGTTTTTGCGTATAAAGCACGGTGTTGTAAATCCCATAGTTATTCTCCTTTCAGTCTTTTAAAAAATTTCATCGGCGACACTAAGGAACCCGACGAAATGTCTTTGAAAATTTCACTATCATCATTCACTCCTAATGCAAGACAATACTCCTGCGGATTAACTTTTGCCAATTCACGGAGCTTCTTTTCCCTATCTACACCAGCATAAAGAATCCCGGTATATTCCAAAGTAATAGAGCCGTGCATGTCTTTCAAATCTGATAGCTTTAATATTTTCCCTCTTTCCATTATTCAATCTCCTTTCTCCTTAATCCGTTCCAGTACATCCTTGTTTGCTTCGAGTATCTCATCGAAAGACGGGTATAGGTGTCCAAGAATCATCTTCGCTAACTATCATATCAGTTCTTTCATCTTTGTTTACCCTCCACCAATTTGATTGCATTGAACGATACATTTTACCTATATAAAATTCGCGTTCATGGCATATAATAACTTCAATATTATGTTTTGGCGGTCGCTCCTTTACGCTTATCCAAGGTGATTGCTTTGCCTTCCATTCGGCACCACACTGAAAATCTTCCATGCAATCAGAGTGACGGTAAACGTAATTATCAGCATCTACTTCTTTCAGAACGTCTTTTCTGAATTTCGTTTTTTGGGCAGCATAATCGTATGCCGCTTCTTCTACTGTCTGTTTCATATCTATATCGTATTACGTTAATTGATTTAAAATTTCTCTTCGAATAATTTCCCTTGCGCTAAATCTGAATAACCCTTTCTTTTGCTCATGAAAATCCGCAATAGGTATTTCGTTGATGTAGTAATAGAAAGCTTCATAACCGTCTGCAAAGTTGCGAGTAAGAAACCCATTAGGGTGAGTGTTCATATATCTTTCAACGGCTATTATCACACTTTGAGCATAACCGGGAAACATCTTAAACTCTAATTGCATCTGCTTGTAATTGCAGAGAGGACAGCCGACACAACCGTGACGGCTCAAATTATATGGAGCATCATAATACTTTGAATATGGTAATCCGTATTTTCGGATATAGCTCCAAACATCTTCTTCTGTCCATGTGAGGATAGAAAGAATATGCTTTGCGCCTTTCATCCATTTTCTTGTATCACACTGCTCCGGCTCATAATCTTTTCGATTTCTACTTTCGGCAGCTCTCATTCCTTCAATGCTTCGCTTACCAATTCCATATCGTTCTTTCAGTTCCTCGCAGCAGAACCGACGTAACCGGGAAGGAAATCCCTTTTCCTCCACTAACTTAAAAAACGACTTCTCCGGGTGCATAATCTGCACTTGTGAATAATTCTTCTTTATAAAGCTAATTGTTCCCGGCGGGTCTACTGTGGTGTTGGCGTAGATGGCGTTATACTTAATGCCTGCCCGTTCTGCAAGGTCAAGAATAACAACGCTATCTTTACCACCGGAAAAACCTAGATTTAAGGGATGATCGCATTCCATGCTACGAAGAAAACTAATAGCTTGTTGCTCTTTCGTTTTATTTATCATATCTTTGTTCCACCGATAATATTGTCGGCAATTTAATATTTGAAATATGTTTAAATATTTTAAAAATTAGATTGGGCGTATAAAAGCCCAATCTAAATGGCAATTGATTGGGTAGTTTATGTTAGACACATTGTGTTTTATTCTTGCAGTTATAAGCTCCATAAGCATTATCTATTGCTTAGTCGTGACAGGGAGCTTTGTATTAACTCCAAGTCAAACCTTTTAGATTATCGCTGATATTTACACTATCAGATAGTATCTAAAAACATAAACCGCCATAATGGGGCAAGCCTTGCAAACTTGCCTCATTTCTATTTTGTTTTACTCTAATCTACGTTTTATTAAATCGATACAATCATTCAGTGCTTTATTGAAAGCTTCATGGGGTATTAGTTGTTTTTCAAGTTCTTCGGCATAGGCTTGTCCCCAGCCTTGCAAATTGATACTCGCATCATTATTATATTCATCACCTCTATTATCGTAATATACATGAATACTATCAAATACCACTTCGTCGCCAAATTCGTCTGTATCAATATGATCTATGCCGATAATCTTTTCATACGAAGTATGCGCTCTATGCACATACTTACCAACAAAATGTTGATACATTGCTTTCTTTTTATCAGCTTCTACTTTCTTTAATACGCTGTATTTCAGCTTCTAATTCCTGTATTCTGTTCATATCTGAATGTATTTGAATTAATAAATTGGCACATCATAGCCTTTTTCAATCAAGAACTTTATTGCATTTAACCCAAGACGTTCTCCATGCCATTTTTCTGTTGACCACTCTCTATGATAGTGTGGTAGGACAAATCTTTGGGATTAAAAAAGAAAGTAATTTCGCTACTATCTCAATTATCCTCTTTCCGTGTAGATTTGTATGAGCACCATACTGAATCTCTAAACATGGTATTATCATACTCGGTTAAAGTTGGATAATTCCAATAGTCAGGATGAGCGCAGCATCCTTGAATTACTGCAACCTGCAAAATATCCTCTTCTGATATTTGCATTAAAGGCTTATCGCCAATCACTATTTGCTTCATTTCTAATTTATTAAAAGTTAAATTCAACCCATGTGCTTTTAGGTAATTTGCATAGCCAGTCGCCAAGTAGATTCATTAAATTATAAATATCATCTGCTTTGAAACTCTGTTTATAACCCTTGATTTCCACGTCAATGGCATGAGTTCCATCAGAGTTCTTGAAAAGCTTGTAGTTATCAAGAATTTCAATCATATTTAAAAATGCAGCATATATCTGCAATGCGTCCATTTTACTCATTATTGTTCTGTTTTGAATTTCTTGTTTATTTCTTTTTCTGCTGCTTTAGCCCCCTTCTTAAAGCCCTCCACAAAGCTGTCAAAACAAGCTCTATGGATTTCTAAAGTGCATCTTTGCATAAGTGGGCAAATTGAACATTTTTGGCTAAGTCCGGCTGACTTCTTGGCAAGTTTCGTTACATTTTTCATTGGAAATTTTAATTAATTATTGCGATTTCTTTCCGCTGCGACTTCACTCATACACATCTTGCACCAGGAGGTGAGACATCGGTATTCCTTATCCCCATATCTGACAGTCCTGTTATAGAACCGGTGGAGCGGAAGGGAACGTCCGCAATGCGGACAAACCTTTCTTCCGGCTTCCGTGCCGGCAACCGTTTTGACTTTACGGCGTACAAGCGTACATCCCATGCATTCATCCAGTCTGCCTTTGTATTTCCGGCATTTGTGCAGGGAGATGCGCCCGCATGGAGCGAATCTTTCGCAGTCGAATCTGGGTTCTGTATGATAAATGTTCATACGGCATCATTCATTAAGTCGAACAATGTGGGTGCGCTGACCTCCATCTCTGCCTCATACAGATATGAAAGACTATCTTTCCAGTAGTCGTAATTGAGTTCGGTTGACAGACCTTTCCTCCCCAGATTGATAGCGCAATAGGGAACGGTGCCGATACCTCCGAACGGGTCAAACACCAGTTCACCCCTGTTTGAATACCGTTCAATCAATCTTTCGACAATATCTAACTGAAGGGGGCAGATGTGGTTCTGCCGTTTCTTCTGCGACTGCTTGGTATTGAGCGTGCGCATCCGGGTGACATCATCCCATATCCAGGGCTTCTTGCTTACCGGGTCAACGGCCATGAATGTCTTTGGCAGTTTTCCGTATGCCTCCAGCTCTTCGGCGAATGATACGTGTTCCTCATAATCATAGACGTGCCCACGCTCGTAGTTCCTGAATAGGTGGCGTATCTTGTCAATGCCGGCCCCTTTCATGTCCTCGTAACTCAATAGAGAGTTACCCGAAGATTTCCAACTTGCATGAGCGTCTATCTGCCAACGGGCCAACGAATATTCGCTTTTGTTTTTTGTCACCGGCAAATCAGCATAAGCCCGTGAGGTGTCGGAAGGAAGCTTGCGGAAAAGAAGGACATATTCAGGACAACCGATACCCATCTTTGAACCGTCCTTGCACATCTCTGTATATCCAAGCCGATAAGTCTGGTTGTTCTCCCTTACCACATCCGTATCCACCGTGATGCGCCCCATGTAGCGGAAACCGTGTTTCATGTAGTGGAATACAGTCATTTCACTGAACGGGTCGATAGTGGGCATACCGTCACCCGTAGCGTTGCCGAACAGTACACGGTCTTTCACATGGATGCAAGCTAACCTACCGGGTTTAAGAATACGCATAAGCTCCGGTGTAAGATAATCCATCTGCTCGAAGAACTTGCCGTTGTCCTCATTATGCCCGAAGTCGTTATAGGTCGGAGTGTACTCATAGTGGTTGGAGAACGGGATGCTGGTTACAATCAAGTCCACCGAATTACTTTCCATAGTCTGGCATTCAAGAACATTGTCGTTATTTATGGCCCTCCACAGTTTACCGGACTTTTCTTCCCTGCTGGCAAACATCCACCGCATCATCTTTTCCTCTGCCTGCAAGCCGAACAAACCATTCTCACGGACTATATCGGTCATCTTGGCTACCATCTCGCGGTGTTGCGCCCACTTCTGCATGAAGCTCTTGTATATCTCGCCCTCACTTTCCGCATATACCAGATAAAGGTCAACCGGATGCTGCTGCATGAAACGGTAGATACGGGCTATCGCCTGGAGCTTGTCGTTGAAACGGTAGTCGATGAACATGATTGCCTTGTGGCAGTGGTACTGGAAGTTCAAACCTTCACCAAGCATCTCCGGTTTGGCGGCCAGGTATTTCAGACGGCCGTCCTTAAAGTCCGCTATCACTTCATCGGCTTCCTCATCATCCTGCGAACCGTACACAGCCTTACAGCCGGGTATGGCGTCACACAAAGCCTTCCGTTCATTCTCCAGGTCATGCCATAAAAGGAAATGGTCGTTCTTGTTTTCAGGACGGTTAATGATTTCCACCACACGGGCAATCTTTTCCTGCATGTTGTCCCGGCGTTCTTTCGCTGCGTCGGCAAGTCCGAGAGCAGCCTCACGGAACATCTTCACTTGTCCGTCACGGTCGGTTCCGGCAGTGGAGTTATCAACACTAACCACTTCTTCATGTACACGCAGTTCCGGCAATTCATATCCGGTATCGGGGTAACCAAGGTCGGACGGTTTGGTGAGGAACAACGCCCATGTACTTACCCACAACCAGAACTCCTTCTCCTTGTGCGGATAAAGGGTAAGGTTATTCGCCTTCGTGCTGTCACGCTGAAAGAAACGGGTAAGCGCCTGCCCGGTATCCATCACACCGAGATAACCGGCATAATGTATCAGTTCCTTATATCTGTTGGGCGATGGCGTGGCGGTGGCGACAAAGCGGTAGGGAACATCCGCAAACAAGGGAAGGAAGGTAGTGTAAAATAAACTGTGTCACGCATTATTTATCTCTAGAAAACTCATCGGTCGGGGAACGGCCCGCGCCAAGGGGCGGGACCACCCGTCCCGAC